AATTCCTCCGTTTTTGAAAATATTATATCACAGAAAGGGATGATACAGTGAGCGAACAGGAAAAAAAGGTTGTTGAAAAACTCAAAGAAGCCATTCCTAAAATGACGGATTTTCAGAAAGGATATGTGCTTGGGATGGTTGAGGGTTCTGCAAAAAAGCAGGAAAGCGAAGAAGACAATCAGAAAGGAGAAATGCAGTGAGAATTTTAAAAGAAATGCTCAATACGTTAAAGAGTATTGACGGTACACTAAAACGCATTGAGCAGTCCGTTTCAGAGGAGAAACAGCATGAAGTGATAAAAGAAGCTGTTTCTCATGCAATGGTTGGAGAAAGGTACGAACCTACTCCGAAAGATTTTTGACAGCAAAATCGTATGCCGCTTTTAAATACAGAACTTCTTCGGATGACATTTCTGTATTTCCGCAAAGTGGAGCTTCACGTTTGTCAATTTGATATTCTGAAAGTTTTGAACTGGCATATGTGACAGCTAAGTCATGAATTGTTTTTTTCAATCATTGTAGCACCTCCCTTATTTGATGATAAGGGAATTATAACACGGAAAGGAGTTGGAGGAAACGGAAGAGTTAAAACAAGCAAAAATGCAGACACCGATTGAGATTGCGCTTGGTGTTGATGAAAACGGAATGACCACCGCAAGAAAGCTGTATGCGTTCTTGGAATTGGCACAGGGACAGTTTTCAAGATGGGCGAAATCAAACATTGTTGATAATGAATTTGCCACTGAAAATGAGGATTACTGGGGGTTCGACATCAATGTCGAGGGTAACAAAACGCAGGATTACAAACTCACAGCTCATTTTGCAAAGAAACTTTCTATGAAAGGAAATGGAGTGAAAGCAGAAGAAGCACGAGATTATTTCACAACCTTGGAAGAACGTGTGAAACAAAAGGTAATCGACCTCAATCAGTTATCACCGGAATTGCAAATGTTTCAGAAAATTTTCAATTCTGTAGCAGAACAGCAGTTAGAACAGAAACGGCAGGCAGAGCAGTTAAACCATGTGGAACAAAGAGTTGAGAGCATCCGAGAAGTGGTTGCACTCGATACAACATCATGGCGTGATGATACTGGAAATATTTTAAGAAAAATCAGCATGGAACTTGGTGGCGGACAGGCATACAGCCAAGTAAGAGCCGAAAGCTACGAACTGTTGTCAAAGCGAATGGGTGTAAATCTGAAACAGCGGCTGACTAATAAGCGCAGGCGCATGGCTGACGAGGGTATCTGTAAATCAACCAGAGACAAATTATCCTATGTGGATATTATTGCAGAGGATAAGAAGTTGATCGAGGGATATACAGCTATTGTGAAGGAAATGGCAATCAGATACGGAGTTGGAAAGGATTAACAGGAGGTATTCATGGATAGACAAATGAACATTGCTTTAAGAAAGACATTAGATCAGATCGGCGTAAAACATAGCCTTAAGGGTTACGGTTACATAATAAGTGCGGTTGAGAAATGTCTTGAAAACAGAAGTAAACTTATCAGCATTATTAAAGGACTCTATACTGAAATCGCAGAAGAAAACAGCGATACAGTCTGGAGAGTAGAAAGATCAATCCGGCACGCAATTGAAGTTACTTGGACAAATGGCAATACAAATGCGATCAACAAAATTTTTGGCTATACGGTTTCAGTGGAAAAAGGAAAACCGACAAATTCAGAGTTTATCGCATTAATAACAGATTTTGTTTCCTTGTATGGTGATGAGATTGCCAATGGTTCCTATAAGTGGTAGGAGTGATGTGTCTATGAAGAAGTTAGCAAAGGTAATTGAATTAGCCGGTGCGTTACTCTTTTTTCTTGGAATCAGCGCAGATGCAACAGTAAATCCGATGGTAGCTATTCCTGTGTTAGGTGGATTATTACTGATCTACATAGGATGCAAAGTGGATGGAGACTGGCAGGAAGCAGAAGAAATAGTCGAGGATCATGTTTTTAAAGATGAAGAAACAGACGATGGAATTATTTATATATGCGACAGCAACGAAGATAAAGAGAAACTTCCTTATTATAAAGAAGTTATGAAAAAGAAAAGGAATCATCCGAACCGACCAAAGCTGAATGATTCCCAATCAAAGCAATAGCATAAGCTATTTGCGCCTATTTTAGCATAAGAAAAGGAGAAATTCAAATATGAGAGCAGAAAACAATAAAGTGGAACTTACAGGAACGATTATCTCAGAGCCGGAATTTAACCATGAGGTGTTTGGAGAGGGATTTTATAATATGTACCTCAAAGTGGATAGATTAAGTGGGACGGCTGATATTATCCCATTAATTATTTCAGAGAGATTAATCAATCTGAACGATAAATACACGGGCACTGCCGTTAATGTTTCCGGTGTGTATCGTTCTTATAACAAACACGAGGAAAAGAGAAATTGTCTGTTATTATATGTATTCGTCTGTGAAATTGAAAAAGCGAATCCGGGAGAGCATACAGATTTGAACAAAATCCAGCTTGACGGATATGTATGCAAAGAACCGATTTACAGGAAAACTCCGCTTGGAAGAGAAATTGCAGATTTATTAATCGCAGTCAATCGTTCCTACGGAAAATCAGATTATATCCCATGTGTTGTTTGGGGTAGAAATGCAAGATTTGTTGGTCAGTTGGAAGTAGGAACTCATATTGAGATCAATGGACGCATTCAGAGCCGCGGATATATTAAGAAATATGAAGATGGAACAGAAGAACAGAGAACAGCATACGAGGTGTCTGTAAGCAAAATCAATGTATTAGAGGAGGAAAATTAAGATGGCAGAAAATACCGTTACAATTTCCGTTGAAGAATATGCAGATCTGGTTGCATGCAGGACGAAAGTTCATACAGCATGTGCCATTATTGCAAATGAACACCAAAGAGACATTGAGCTGATGGGGAAAAAGGGAACAACTATTAATTCAAAAATTATAGAGTCAGCTCTTGGATATATTGACGATGAAGCATGCTTTGAAGAGGCACTTAAAAAATATAAAGAGTGGAAGGAGAAGGAAAATGAAACTGAAAATTAGATCATTACATATGGATAATTTCAAGGGAATTAAGAGCCTTGATGTGAATTTCTCCAATAAGACAAGTATCAGCGGGCAGAATGCCGTAGGAAAGACAACGATCTTTGATGCGTTTACATGGCTTCTGTTTAACAAGAATAGTGCCGGAGAGGAAAAGTTCAATGTTCGACCACTGGATAAGGACGGCAACCGCATTGATAACGTGGAGATTAAGGTTGTAGCGGTTCTGGATGTAGATGGCAAGGAAATGGAACTTTCAAAGATTCAGAAGCAGAACTGGGTAAAGAAGCGTGGCACCGATACCGTGACTTTGCAGGGAAATGTCAATTCATTTGAAATTGACGGTTATCCAAAGAGTGAAGCTGATTTCAAAGCTTATGTTTCCGGTCTTGCGCAGAGCGAGGATATGTTTAAGATGCTGACCAATCCGCAGTATTTCTCTTCTTTGAAATGGAAAGATCAGCGCGATATTCTGATGCGCCTCGCAACGGATGTATCGGATGTTGAACTGGCGCAGACAGATGCTAAGTATGCCCCATTACTCGGCGAGTTGGAGAAAGCACCGTCCACAGATGATATCCGTGCTAAGTTTTCCAAAGCGTTATCCGGGTGGAAGAAGAAACAGGCTGAAATTCCGGTGCGTATTGATGAAGCAGAAAAATCCAAGATTGATGTGGATGTGGCAGAACAGGAGCTTGCAAAGGTAGATCTGGTAAGAAGAATCGCTGAATGTGACAAGAAAATGGAGAATGCCGGTAGCACTTTAGGCGATTTGAGAAGCAAGGAAATGCAGTTGCAATTTGATATGTCCGGCATTATGCAGGTCATGAATGACGAACTTTCCGCAAAACGTAGAGGTCTTGACAGTGCCAAGGATGATGCAACACGAGAGTTCAATGACTTACATAATCAGATTCAGTCTGCGGAAAATCAGATCAAGGCAAATGAGAAGACAATTTCCGATACAGATGCAGAGCGGAAAAATCTTGGTGTTGAATACAATGCAGAATTTTCCAAGGCATTTGATGAAATGCCATATCTCTTTGACGAATCCAAGTGGAAATTTGATGAATCTACAACGGTTTGTTCCTTATGTGGTCAGAAGTTGCCGCAGGATAAGATTGAGTCTCTTAAGGCTGATTTTGAGCAGAAAAAGGCAGATGCCAAGGCACGTGCCACCAAGCAGTTAGAGGATGCACGCAAAGCATTTGATGATGCAAAGGGCGCAAAACTTAAAGGTCTGATTGACAAGGGCAACGCTTGCAAGGCTGATATTGAGCGATTGACAAAGGAAAACGCCAAGTTGCAGGAAGACATTGTGGCACTCAAAGAGCAGGAATCCAAGGCACTTGCAAAGCAGAATGATTATGCAAAGCAGTTATCCGAGATCCCGGCAGAAGCTGATTATTCGCAGAATGAAGAGTATGTGAAGCTGAAAACAGAGCATGACAAGATTCTTGCTGATATTGCAAAGGTTGAATCCGAGGGCGCAGACAAGGTTGTTACTGATTTAAAAGCCGAGAAAGCCGATCTGCAGAGTCAGCTTGAAGAGGTGAACAAGGTTATTGCGCAGGCGGCTAACAATGTGGCGATTGATGATCGTATCGAAACGCTTCGTGACGAGCAGAAAGAAATCGGGCAGAAAGTTGCCGATCAGGAACAGATGCTTTATCTCTTGGAAGAGTTCATTCGTTTCAAGCTGGATAAGGTTTCAGAATCTATTAACAGCCATTTCAAGACCGTAAATTTCAAACTCTTTGAAATGCAGTTAAATGGCGGTATGAAAGATTGTTGTGAGTGTACTGTGAATGGCGTTCCGTATTCGGCTTTAAACAGTGGTCATAGAATCGTAGCCGGACTTGATATTATCCGTTCTCTTAGCGAGTTATACGGTGTAAGCGTACCGATTTTCGTAGATAACGCAGAATCACTGAATGAGTTCAATGTGCCGGATATGGATGCACAGTTAATCCTTTTGAGCGTTTCAGAGGACAAGCAGTTGAAAGTCGAGGGTGTGTAAATGTCAAGAGTAGGAATTGGGAACAACGTCACACAGCCGGATGCAAGGTGTATGTCATGCAAGCGTTGGAGGAACGCAAATAAATGGTTTTGGGGAGGAGACGGACATTGTTCTCTTCCGTATTGCGAAAAAGACGCGAGGAATAAAGGAAAGAGAGGTTGCAGATAAATGCAGTATATCAAAGCAAAATTTCCTAACAGCACAAGAAGCTACGTGTATCGCACCGAGGATTTCGTGAAAGCTGGTGACACGGTTGTAAATTCTAAGGGTGCAAAGCTGACTGTTACAGATGAATCAGTGAATATGAAGTGGGTGGAAACCTACGGTGCTGATAAGGTGGCAGTTGTAAGGAAGTATGAGAATCCACAGAAGGTAGATGTAAATTCTTTGGATGAAGAAACAATATGCAATTATTGCATATATAAATCTGATTGTCCTAAGGGTGTTAGATGCTATGGCGGAGAACCTGTCTTTCCTTATTGTGCAGAGCATGAGCCGGAAGATTGGTTTGACGAAGAAACGTATTTGGAAGATTTAGAAGAAAGCGAGGAAAAATAATTATGGCAGAAACAAAGAAACAGGAAGTAGCAGTAGCAGAAGAAAAGACAGAGGTTGCAACACACAATAACAAGGTTACCGATTACAGCCTTGGAATTTTCGGAACATCCGACAATTTCATCATGGCTATGCAGATGGCAAAGGCACTGGCAAGTTCAACAATCGTTCCGCAGACATTCCAGAAGAACGATGCAAACTGTCTGATTGCTATTGAGCAGGCGCAGAGACTGCGAGTAAGCCCACTGATGGTTATGCAGAATCTGTATGTGATTCAGGGTAGACCGTCTTGGAGTTCAAAGTTTCTGATTGCGGCAATCAATAATTCCGGTAAATTCGACATGGAATTACAGTTTGAGGAAACCAAAGATAAGGATGGCAAGCCTTATTCGTGTCTTGCTTGGACTACGAAAAATGGTCGTAGAGTTGAGGGTATGACCGTGGACATGGAAATGGCTAAAGCCGAGGGATGGCTTGGCAAGAACGGTAGTAAGTGGAAAACCATGCCACAGTTAATGCTTCGTTACAGAGCGGCATCTTTCTTCTCCAGTCTGAATTGTCCGGAGCTGACAATGGGATTATATACGAAAGAGGAAATGCAGGACAACGATTTCAAGGAATATCCGATGGAAGATTTGCAGGAACAGGTCAAGCGTGATATTTCCGAAAATGCCAATTCAGAGCCATTTGTTGTAGCTGAATCCGAAGTTATTGAGACCGGGAGCGAAGTAGTTGAACCACAGCCAGAAAAAGTAGCCGGAGAAGTCGTTGAGAATGACGAAAGCGTACCGGACTTTATGAAAGATTAGAGGTGGATGTATGAGAGTTATATCACAGAATGGAACGCTTGATGTTCCATATGAACAAGTTATTATAAGCAGATACAGAACCAGTATATTTTTCATTAACAAGAGCTTTACAAATAAGAAAACGATAGCGGACGATACTGAATTAGCCGTGTACTCTACGGAAGAAAAAGCGCGGAAAGCTATGGAAGACCTGCAATATGCGTATGCATGCCGTAATATAGCGATGTTCGACAAAGAAAAAGCTATTTATATTCCGAATGATAAAATGACTAAAGCTGTTATTGGAGGTGTCTTTCAGTTCCCAACAGAGGAAGAATTGGAGTAGTCTATGGAAGTTTCATCTTATTTAGAGTTCGTGCAGAAAGGCATGGAAGATAATATTTACAATTTCTGCAAAGACGGAAAATGTAGCCAATGCGGTAACTGCTGTTCAAACCTCTTACCTATGAGTAGAAAGGAAGTAGATGCCATTCACAGATATATCCGTAAGAATCATATCAAAGAGTGCAAACATCTTCTTCCCACTGCGAATAGAACGTATGATATGACATGCCCTTTTCTTGATACGGATAAGAGTTGCGAGAAATGCAGAATCTATCCGGTTCGACCAGAAATTTGCAAGCAATTTATCTGTGACAATGAGCAGAGAGCAAAGCATAATAGGGCATTGTTTGGACAGACGAGACAGATTATTGATGTGAGGAGTGAGTTCTTTAATGAGACTTAAAGTCTTAGGTTCCGGTTCATCCGGCAACTGCTATATTTTGGAGAATGAAAACGAAGCCTTGATAATCGAAGCTGGATTGCCATTCATGGAAGTCAAGAAAGCCTTGAATTTCAATGTAATGAAGATAGTCGGCATGATTTCCAGCCATGAGCATGGAGACCATTATAAATATTTCGAGCAATATAAAAATGCAGGAATCAATTCGGCTTGCTTTGGTACAGGAATTCCCGAATATGATGCCGATAAAATGAAGTATTATCTTGTTTCTATGGGGAAATTCAGAATTAAAATTTTTCCATTAGTACACGATGTTCCTTGCTATGGCTTTTACATTACGCATCCAGAAATGGGTAGTTTGGTGTATGCATCTGATACCGAGTACATCAAATACCGATTCAAAAATGTCAATCATTTTATGGTTGAGAGCAATTACGATATGCAGTTTGTAGACCGGGACGAGCCAAACTACGAACACCGCCTACGAGGTCACATGAGTCTTGATACGGCACTTAAATTTATTTCTACTAACGATAACCCGGCATTGAGAAATGTCGTTCTAATACACTTATCAGATAAAAGCGGAGATCCCGCACTATTTAAACAAAAGACAGAAGAAACAATTAAATATGGAGCCAATGTTTATATTGCAGAAAAAGGATTAGAGGTTGATATGAACCTTTGCCCGTTTTGATAGGTTGAAACACCAATGTGAAAGCATAAAAGAAACCAGTTTATGCGGTATCTGACTTTGGTATGGAATTTAATATATCACAAAACTAAATTGAAAGCCATGAGATACCTTTGGCGGTTGCTAAAAGTGACCGCCAGAAAGGAGAATACGTGTTAATAATTGAGGATAAAGGACAGAAAGAGGGCTTACATATCCTTAAGAATAGATATTTTAAAAGCCACGATATGGAAGTCTTGCGTGCACCATTGCCGGTTGGAGATTATATAATTGCTACAGACAAGGTATCGGATGTTATCCATAGAAAATCAGCTAGAAAAATGGAACTTAAAAAGATGGATTTCCTTGGCACATATGATGTTTCCGTTGACACGAAAAAGGACATGCAGGAAATTGTAGGGAATCTCTGTGGAAAAGCACATCCGAGATTCCGTGACGAGTGTATTTTGGCGCAGAACAACGGAATTAAGCTATATGTGCTTATTGAAAATACAGACAAGGTGTATTCCGTCAATGATGTATTTACATGGCATAATCCTCGAGTAGACCGGTATAACAATATTGCATATATGCACACACTTGGAAAATTGCTGAATGTACCGCTACCGAAAACAAAGCCGACATCTGGCAAGGTATTGGCAAAAGCTATGCTGACTATGCAACTTAAGTATGGCGTTGAGTTCGTATTTTGTCGCCCGGAAGATGCAGGGGCAAAGGTTATTGAATTGCTTGGAGGTAGTGAAAATGGCGGAGAATAAGCGGTATTACTGGCTTAAACTGATGGATGATTTCTTTGATAGCAAACGAATCAAAAAACTCCGTAAGATGGCTGGTGGCGATACATATACGATCATCTATCTTAAGATGCAGTTGTTGTCGTTGAAAAAAGGTGGCTATCTGGAATATTCCGGATTGGAAGATGAATTTTACAAAGAGATCGCCCTTGATATTGACGAGGACGAAATCAATGTTCAAGTAACGATTCAGTATCTTCTTTCCTGCGGATTGCTTGAAACATCAGATTCCATTGAGTACAAGTTGCCATTTGTGCAAGATAACCTAGGAAGTGAGACTGCAAGTACCAGAAGAAGTCGTAAATCTAGGGAAAATGCACAAAAAGCGTTGCAATGCAACAGTGGAGCAACGGAGTGCAACATTTTGCAACAAAATTGCAATGTAGAGATAGATATAGAGAAAGATATAGATATAGATATAGAGAAAGAAAATACAAAAGAAAGCGTGCCTGCATCTGATTTGGACTTTGACGCGGAATGGGGATGGGAATACACGATCAATGCATATCCAAAGAAAACGTCGTTAACGTCTGCCAAGGTAGCATGGATGGACAAGCTTTTAGAAGTTATCGAGCCGAACAGGAAAGCCGTTGCAAAGCTGATATATGAGGCTACAGTGGCATATGTTACTGACTATATAGAGAAGAATCCGGATGATACAAATTATCGTTATATTCCGAAATATGGTGATTGGCTGAAAGAGGATTGCGATTACTGGATTCGTCAAGTTGAGAAACGAAAGCGAGGTGAGAGCAGTTGACGGAAGCAGAAATTGGAGTGATCGGATGTGTATTGATTGACAATGATTCCATGTACAAGGTTTATAACAAATTAAAGCCGGAAATGTTTAGTACGGAATTTTGCCAAGATACTTTTGCTGAAATGCTTGCCATGTATGATCGTGGAGAAAACATTAATGTCGTTTCACTGTCTCAGACACTTGAAAACCACAAATGGGAGCCGGAAATAATTGCAAGCGAATTGAAAGAATGCATTTCTGTCACCCCAGTCTCAACGGCAATAAAAAGTTATGCAGATGCAGTTGTTAAAGATTGGCGAGCAAGAGAAACAAAAAAAATTTTTCAAGGAGTGAGCCTTAGACCGTGTGATATTGACAATTCTATAGCTGAAGTTCTCACGAAACTCGAAGAAATCCAAGAAAACAAAACCGTTCACTCAAAAACTATGAAGCAGATTGTTGCAGAAAATAAAGGGAATTATTTCAATGAGCATGTAGGTGAGGGATTGATAAAAACTGGATTTTATCGAACGGATGATTGCCTTGGCGGCTTGGAAGGCGGAGACGTTACTGTAATTGGCGCAAGACCGGGAGTTGGAAAATCTGCAATCGTTACGCAAATGATCGGGCAGATGGCAGAAAAGGATTACAACATTGGCTACTATAACCTTGAAATGAACGAATCACAGGTGTATGAGCGTTTCGTTTCTCGAATGTCTGAAATCGGTCTAACAAGGGTTCGCCGGGCAAAGGCTTTTCTTGGTGGGGAGAAAGAAGCATTCGACAAGGCGAATGAAACACTTTCCGGGTATAGCATCACTATTTCAACCGGCGCGAAGTCGGTAAGTGAAATCCGGGCAGAATGCAGGCACCAAAGATATGATGTGATCGTGATTGACTACTTGCAGTTAATCAAGGCTGATCGAAGATTCGGTAACCGTGCATCCGAGGTCGGAGATATTTCAAAAGCTATTAAAGCCTTGGCTATGGAACTGCATTTGCCAATTATCGTACTGTCTCAGCTTAATCGAATATCAGAGATGAGAGAAACAAAAGAGCCAACTATGGCAGAATTGAGAGAATCCGGAGACGTTGAGCAGGATGCATCAAACATTATCTTGTTATGGAATCTTGATGAAGATGGTAAATATAAGGGATGGAAAATTGAAAAACAAAGGCAGGGAACGCATTTAAAAGAAGTTCTCCAATTTGACGGCGATCACATGAGATTCATTGAGCGAACCGAAACCATTGAACAGATTCAAGCACGGATGCGACAGAAAGACGGTTTCCGAGAAGTATGTGGCAGCACACCATTTGATTAAAAGGTGAATGATTATGGCAAGTAAGAAATTTGAAAAAGGTTCCGAAGAATGGCAGTTTTTTAATGACTATTATAAATTCCGGCAGCAGTTTTATGAAGCTGATAACGAAGATGAGTGGTTCCAAGGAATGATGGAAGCAGGGGAAATGCTAATTAAAAAATATGCACGGACAAATATATCAAAATATGTTCAAAGTCTTGTATTTAGCCATTTTGAGGATGTAGAGAGGAGATGGAAGAGCAAATGAGTAATGCACTGGCAAGAAAGAAAAAGCGGATGCAGCCACTTGGATATTCCAAGAGTGAACTGATCGGAATACAGAGACACGCCAAGGCACAAAGCAATGCGGATTATCTAATAGAGGAATCCTATTATAACGTCCGTATGATGGCATATCAGGCACTGCATGATAAGTTCGGATTCGGACACAAAAGAATCATAAAGGTTGAGCAGACCATTGATGCATATGTGGAGAATGCAAAGGATGGAACGACAGGCGAGGAACTTGGTTTTTATCTGAAAGATAAATGCAAGATTGACGTGCGAAAGGAAACAAATAAGATTCCGTATCGTGAGAGTTTTTATCTGGTAGAGAGAAAGATCGCACCGAACTGCATGATACAGGCAAATAAGTTTTTACTGGCACAGGTATTTAATTATTTTGCTATGTTGGGTGTCTGCCTTAAAACGCAGTTTAAATTTTCGGGAAATCAGATCAGACAGGTTTATGAGAGAATCAGATATTTGATTAACTGCCTTGCTACCGGATATGAAACCATGACGGGGATCGCAAGCGTATTGGAATGGGAATGTAAGTACATTGACAAGCGTTTTATCGGAAAGACGTATGAAATATAGGAGGAATGGTTGATGGACAAGTTAGTTGTGGAACTGCAGGATGGATATTTTGTGGAGATTGATTCTCTGAATCACACCCTGAGACAGAGATATGCCGGACAGGATAAGGACGGCAATGAAAAAGAAAGCGTTCGAACAATCGGATATTTTGGAGACATGAAACAGTGCATTAAGGCTTTGTTAGAGCGTTATCCGAGGGAGTTATCTGAAAAAGCACAGATTTCCTTTGATGAATATTTAGAACTGTTGGATAAGGCTTATACGAGGTCAGAACAGCTTGTGAACAGAATCGGAAAGAGACAGGGGGAGATATAAATGTGGAAAGAAGGTAAGAAACGCCGCGCAATTATCGGAAAAATGAATAATAACTTGTCAATGCCGACAAAGCACCCGGACCAGGATGCGTTGAAAAGATTCAGAGAAGTGCCGTATCAGTTGCGGTACGGGAAGGAGAAGAAAGATGCTGAATAAAGAGAAGTATGCCAAGGAGATCGCAGAAATTGCCTGTGATGGATATAAAGTAGCTATAGTTCATGGAAAACCGAAATCATGTGGAAAATGCATTGATTGTGATTTTTATGGTTGTAACGATTGTACAAAAAAATTAAGGGATTGGGCTGATAACGAATATGGCAAGCCGCCTGTTGATTGGAGTAAAGTTCCTGTTGACACACCGATTTATGTTAGATGCCGCAGCAGCGACGAATGGGAGAAAAAACATTTTGCTAAATTCGAGAACAATTATGTGTATGCGTGGAGCGATGGCAAAACATCATGGAGCACCACTAATGGATATACAATGGTATGGGAGCATGCCAAACTTGCAGAAAGCGAGGGATAGCATGGAGATACTAACGGAGAGAAATCCGTTGTGGATTGATGATGAACTGTGGGAAAGGGCATGTGAACCGGATTGCGAGGAAATAGATGCCGTATATCGGAAACTCAAAGACTACGAGGATGCCGAGGAGCAGGGCTTACTTCTGCGGTTGCCGTGCAAGGTTGGAGATATTGTTTATAAAGTTAATAAGGCAAGTAAAAAAATTTCAAAACATAGGGTATTGAAAATCGAGATTGAAAAAATGGAAGGAACGGATTTTACTACGCAAATATGGTTTGAAAACTATGACTTTACATTTGCACATCGTTTTGGAGAAGTAATTTTCTTTACCAGAGAGGAAGCCGAAGCCAAGCTGAAAGAAATGGAGGAAAAGGATGCTTAATGAAATTTTCGATGTGATGAAATGCTTTCCGAAGAGTTATCTTACTCAATTTGGAGAACTTATTTTATCAGACAAAGGGAATGTATATTTTATAGCAAAAGACTGTAATACACAGAAAGATATTATCTGTAAACTTTTAGAGTGGTGTTCCAGACCTATTGCAAAGGGAGAACCTTACCGCCAAGAGAAGAGAAATAAAGAATGGAGAGAATCGCTTCTTTCTGGATACAATGAATATCTCGGAACACAATTCACGCAAGAGGATATGTACTGGATTTACGATAAACTCGGAAACGCAGTCAATCACGAATTGACGTTGAAATTTATTACAAGCGGATATGATTTGAAGCTTGTATATCCGAAGAAAGGAGAAAGTCATGGAGAATAGATTTTTATACCGCGGAAAAAGGTCTGATAACGGCGAATGGGTGGAAGGATTTTTGTTTATGGTAAATGATGTACCATACATCTTGCCACATCACAAAACAGGGCAGCCAATACACGCAGATAACTTGCTAAAAACAGTTGTCGAAGTGCTGGAAGATACGATCTGCCAGTGTACCGGACTTAAGGACAAGAACGGCAATCTGATTTGGGAGAATGATATTTGCGATAGAAAAGAACAGTATCCAGAGATTGTAAAATATCGCGATGGTGACTGGACATTGGATTACAGTTATGCAATCCATAAGGAAAGCGGGTATTGTTACTGCAACTTAGGATTTTATACAGAAGAAAGAAAATGTGCAGAAGTTATTGGAAATATTTTTGACAATCCGGAACTGTTGGAGGTGTAAACATGACGGAGAATGAAGCAATTGAAGAATTAAAATTTGATTGTAACGAACTTGGAAAAGCGATTCCGTGTGATACATCATGGGGGAAATCTTTTGAAAATGCTTATGCAATGGCAATAAACGCACTGGAAGAGGTACAGAAATACCGGAAAATCGAAAAAGACTTAAAAGAACGTTATCATGCCAACGTAGATATTCCGCTTTTGATGCACCACTTTATCGAAACGGTGTTTGAAGGGGAGAAGCATGAGGGATTTTGCCTTTTAACAAACGAGGATGCTAAGGTGTGGGAAGAATATAAGGCGATCGGCACACCGGAAGAATGCCGGGCGGCGGTGGAGAAGCAGACAGCGAAGAAAGTGAAATCAATATCCCAGATAAAAGACGGAGACAGCTATGTCGGTCTTATAGGGAGATGTCCTTGCTGTGGAGACATATTGGAAGAGGATACCGTATATTGTGATTGCGGTCAGAGATTAGATTGGGGGGATGAAGAATGAACGAAAAATTGAAGCCATGTCCGTTCTGCGGCGGAAACGCAATGTTCTTAACCATTACAAATAAGTCATCACATTCGGCTGTTGTGGTAATGTTCAAAATCAAATGTATGAAATGCGGAACAGAACTTCCAAAAAGCTATGAATGTGAGATGTACATGGATCAGGACGGAGGCATCAGAACAGGGAAAGACGAGCGAACGAAAGCAACTACAGATTGGAACAGGAGGGCAAACGATGAGACTGATTGATGCTGATGCACTAAAGAAAGATTTAAAATCGGTTACTTTAAGCAATGGAACTTTAGTAAATACAAATGCAGTATTGTATTTACTAGAAGAATATCCGACGGCTTATGATGTAGACAAGGTTGTGGAACAGTTGGGAAAATTAAAGAAAGCAGAGCAGGACAGACCAGATGATTGCGACGAGGACGGATGCGGAGACGGCGAACAGATCTACGATGATGGGAGAAGTCAGGGAAGATATGAAGCATTTAGCAAAGCAATCGAGATTGTGAAAGGCGGTGGAGTAGATGAATAAGCCATGTGAACATTGCGAAAAGGCAGATTGCAAGAATTATAAGAGTGACTATTTTAAGTGCGAAAAACCTTGTGAAAGAGCAAAGATGTGTAAAAGGAATGATGAACAACTTTTGAAAATGTTGAGAGGAGGTGTGGCAGATGGCAATTAAACCGATTTTATTCAATACCGAAATGGTTCGGGCAATTCTGGAAGGAAGAAAGACCTGCACAAGGCGAATTTGTAAAGATGCCAATGAGTGTACTGTGCCGGATATGGAATTTTACAATGCTGACAGGCGGACTTATGCAGTACATAACTTTGTTGATAAGGAGCATACGGAACAGTTAAGTACGGCGGAGAGAACCTGTCCTATCTGTACGGGCGATATCCTGTATGTTCGTGAAACATGGAAAGAGGCACCGAAAGGATACTATTACTACGAAGATTGGCAGAAAGGTGATATTGCCGATGTTACAAAGTGGAAACCATCCATCCACATGCCGAAAGAAGCGGCGCGTATCTGGCTTAAGGTTACGGATGTCAGGGTGGGGCGGTTGCAGGACATGGATAAGATGGATGCGGTAAAAGAAGGAATAGACACAAGATTATGCATTAATTTAAACCATGCATTGGCAAAGTTTAAAAAATTGTGGAACTCCACCATCAAGAAATCCGACCTTGACCGCTACGGCTGGGATGCATCACCGTGGGTATGGGTTATCGAATTTGAGCGGTGCGAGAAGCCGAAAACATAGTGGAGGTGTTGAATTATGAGGATATTAAAAATTCACAAACGTATTGAAGTGGATAAATCCATTGGTAATATGCGGATAACATCATTGCATTATAGCAGACCTATTGAAAATTCAAGCAAATGGGAGAATTACACGGAAATAAGCTGTTGGTATGACAATGATTGTGAAAACTGCCCTATGGGGTGGGAAACAAGAAGCTACGAGGGAGAATGTGACGATTGTGGTTGTCTATTTGATTACGATTTTAGAGTTCCTATATGGAAATGCATGTTGCCAAGATGGATAAAAAATATAATTGCTAAGTCAGCATTAAGGAGGAAAGTAAGTCTATGAATAGTACAGATGCAGCGTATAGAAGAGATAATTTTATGCTGGAATTTCTTGATTCTGCATGCGTGCCAAAACAGTCAAACTATACGCAGCAGGACATTGATGATTGCAATGATGCAATTTGCGAATATGAATGTTTGATACAACACGCAATTGACAGTGGAGATAAACAGGAGATTGCAACGCTGAGAACAGAAATACAGCACGTAAAGGCTGAAAAACGAAATATCAAGAGAGTGATGAAAAACAGAATGGAGCTTGTACTTACATAATTTTCACATGATAGAGAGTTTGCGATTGTTAAGACCGAAGCACTTGGGGAACACATAATGTTCTAATCGTAGTCGAGAGGTCAGGAGTTATGCTAGTGCGTAATTCTGTTTGGTTGCCGAGAATGCTCGAAACCAAAACACAGCACATTCTCTTGATGAATTACTTAATGATGTTCCAAAGAACCAAACAATCGGAGATAATCTGATCCGGGCATGGAGCATTATAAACAATGATAAATATGAAACGATCGTTTGTTCTGTTTCTGGCGGTTCAGACAGCGACATAATGGTTGATATATGCGTGAGAGTAGATATGCACCATAAGATCAGATATGTGTGCTTCAATACCGGATTGGAATATAGGGCAACGAAAGATCACATTAAATACTTAGAGAAGAAATATAGAATAAAGATTGAAGTTTTCGAAGCATGGAAACACGGAATGACGATACCGAAAAGCTGCAAGACATATGGACAACCATTCTGTAATAAGACGGCAAGTGAGTTTATTCACAGGCTGCAAATGCATGATTTCAAATGGAAAGATAAGCCTTTTAAAGAATTGTATGCAGAATATCCACGATGCAAGTCAGCTTTGCTATGGTGGTGCAATATGAAACCGGGCATAAGAAATAATATCAGTTGGAATAAGTGGCTTAAGGAATTTCTTATTGCAAATCCACCTACTTTCCCAATATCAAACATGTGTTGCAAGAAGTCGAAGAAAGATTTATCTCACAAAATCAAATGCGATTTAATGATTATCGGTGTGCGAAAAGCAGAAGGCGGAGCAAGGTCAACATCCTATAAAAATTGCTTTAGCGAGAAGTCTGACGATTATGACGAATATAGACCTCTATTTTGGTACACGAATAATGATAAACAATGCTATGAACAACATTATGGGATTGAGCATAGTAAATGCTATACAGAGTATGGAGTAAAGCGTACAGGCTGTTGCGGATGTCCTTACGGACAGAATCTTGAATTTGAGCTTGAGGTTTTAAAGGAATATGAGCCGAAACTTTACAAAGCTGTCTGTAATGTATTTAAGGATAGTTATGAGTATACAAGACAATACAGGGCATTTTGCGAGGAGATGAATAAGAAACAGAAGAAATACTATCAAATGTCACTTGATGAATTTATAACATGATTAAAGAAAGGAGCCGGAACCTATCCGGATAAAAGGCGCGCCGGGTTCCTTTTAAAGAAAATGAGAACAGTATTGAAATATCCGGGAAGTAAATGGAACATAGCTTCAAAATTGGTCGAACTGATACCGGAACATCATAGCTATGTAGAACCATTTTTCGGCAGTGGAGCAGTTCTATTCAATAAGCCGGTATCTGATATCGAAACAATCAATGATCTGGATCATGATGTTGTGAATCTCTTCCGGTGCATACAGGAAGATGCGGAACGTCTGGCCAGAATGGTAATGACTACACCATTCAGCCGTGAAAAATATGAGGATACATATAAATTGGATGTATGGGAGCTGATGATGCCGGATGAACCGTACCATAAAGCATTGCGATTTCTGGTTCAGTGCTGGCAAGGGCACGGGTTCCGTACCAATGGCAGCAAGGTAGGATGGAAAAATGATGTACAGGGCAGAGAAAGAGCTTATGCATTATGGAACTGGTACCGTCTGCCGGAATGGATCATTGACATAGCGGAACGGTTGCGCATGGTACAGATCGAGAACCGCCCGGCGGTGGAAGTGATTGAGAGATTTAATTACAGAAATGTTTTTATGTACATTGACCCACCATATGTTTTAAGTACCAGAACCGGGAAACAGTATAAACATGAGATGTCAGATTCTGACCACGAAGAACTGTTAAAACTTTTGTTGCAAAGTAAAGCCAAGATTATGCTGTCTGGCTATGAATCAGAAATGTATAACGACTATCTGAACGGATGGGAGAAAAAACAGTTTTCAAGCTGTGCGGAGCACGGAAAGCCACGGATGGAAACGGTGTGGATGAACTATGAGCCGGATCCACAGATGAAACTTAATTTTTCGGAGGTGTTGCCATGATACACGGAGAATTGATAGTTGACAATTTTGCCGGTGGGGGCGGCGCTTCCACTGGTATAGAAATGGCAACCGGCTATAGTGTAGATATAGCCATCAACCATGACCCAGAAGCTATCAAGATGCACAAGGCGAACCATCCGAACACGAAGCATTACTGTGAAAACGTGTGGGCGGTCGATCCGGTAAAGGCATGTAACGGACATCCTGTAGCACTGGCTTGGTTTTCGCCTGATTGCAAACATTTTTCAAAAGCAAAAGGCGGAAAACCAAAAGATAAGTTTATTAGAGGTTTGGCATGGGTTGCTTGTAGATGGGCGGGACTTGTCCGACCGAGAGTCATCATGCTTGAAAATGTGGAAGAGTTCAAAACATGGGGACCATTGAACAGAGGGCACCATCCGATCAAGGCAAAGCAGGGAAAAACATTTGAAAAATTTGTACAGCAGCTTAATGATCTGGGGTACACTGTAGAATTTAAAGAACTGATTGCTGCCGATTATGGCGCACCGACCATGCGAAAGAGATTCTTCCTGATTGCAAGGTGTGATGGCAAGCCGATTGTCTGGCCGGAGCCGACACATGCACCCGCGGACAGTGAGAAAGTAAAAGCCGGATTACTGGAACCTTATGTTGGAGCGTATACACAGATCGATTTCAGCCGCCCTTGTCCAAGCATTTTTGACACTTCCGAAGAAATCAAAGAAAAATACGGCATCCGGGCGGTACGTCCACTTGCATCAAAGACGCTGGATAGGATTGCCAAGGGATTGAAAAAATTCGTTTTGGATAATCCAGAGCCTTTTATCATTCAGTGTAATCACGGTGGTGAGCGGAGACCGAACGATATTCGAGAGCCAATGCCTACCATAACCGGAAAGCACGGGTACGGGATTGTGGAGCCATATATGGTACAGATCGGGCAGACAGGATTTGCAAAAGACCGAAGCAAGGATGTTAGAGAGCCGCTTACAACGATTGTGAGCAAAAATGAGCATTGTCTGATTGAACCAACGCTTGCACCATACATGGGAACGAATACGACAAATCATCCGGGCGGAAATTGCAAGGATCCGATACACACAATTACAACTGGCAATCAGCAATGTCTTATTAGTCCTACGTTGATTCAGTACCATTCAGAAACTTCAAAAGATGGAGTAAGAGGGCAGACTATAAAAGATCCGATCATGACAGTTGACAGCTCAAATAGATATGGGCTGGTCGCATCGTTTCTGCATAAGTACTATGACGGAGGATATAAAGGTGCTGGGGAAACAGTAGAAAATCCGCTTCCGACAGTGGCCGCATGGGATCATAACAGCGTTGTTACTGCGAATCTGATTCAGATGAACAATCATTGTGACGGAAAAGATATCAGACAGCCATTACCAACGATCACGGCTGGTGACGGACACTTTGGAGAGGTCAGAGCGTTTCTGATTAAATACTATGGACAGGGAACAGGGCAGGATATAGAACAGCCGCTTGATACTGTGACAGCCAGGGATAGATTCGGATTGGTTACGATAGAGGGTGTCGATTATCAAATCGTAGATATTGGTCTGAGAATGTTAGAGCCAAGGGAGTTATATGGATGTCAGGGATTTCCGGACGATTACATAATCGACCATGATTACACCGGCAAGACATATCCGAGAAGCGAACAGGTGCGTAGATGCGGCAATGCAGTATGCCCACCGATACCGGCAGCACTGGTCAGAGCAAATCTTTCGGAACTGTGCGTAGCGGAACGTATGCCAAACATGCAGATAGAAGCAGAGCAGACCGGACAGCTTCGGTTTGCCTAACCTTAAATTTTGTGGAGGTGCTGCCATGATTAACGGTGAGTTAAAGAAGTTAAATTAGAAATTTAATGAAAGAAGGTGACGAATTGAAAAGTGTTTTAAAGTATCCAGGAGCAAAAAATCGTCTGGCAACATGGATATGCGGATATATACCAAAGCATGATGTCTACTTAGAACCATTTGCAGGTAGTTTGGCTGTTCTTCTTAACAAACAAAGAAGTCATATAGAGACAGTGAATGACATCGATGAAGAAATCGTAAATTTCTTTCGAATATTGCGAGACCGGAGTGGAGAACTGGAACGGGTGATAGAGTTTACACCATTTTCCAGGTCAGAGTATAAAGCAGCCTACGAAAAATCAGAAGATGAGTTGGAACGGGCAAGAAGGTTTGCTGTTAAATGCTGGATGGGATTCGGATGTGGAAATTTGTATCAAAACGGGTTTAAATCCGGACAGCAGACAAAATCTCCAAATCCAGCCAGAGCGTGGAGTGAACTTCCTGAAACGTTGAAAATGGCAACTGAGAGATTAAAGGGTGTTCAGATTGAGAATTTGCCGGCCGTAGAATTGATAAAAAGATATGATACAGAAGATGTTTTTATTTATGCAGATCCGCCGTATTTACACGGAACTCGGAAAAATTATCTTTATAAACATGAAATGAAGGATGCAGATCATGAAAAATTGTTAAATTCTCTGGTTAAACATCCGGGGAAAATTCTTCTATCAGGATATGACAATGATATGTATAACGATATACTCCAGGGATGGAATAAGGTTCAGAAGTATACCAGAGCAGAGGGAGGACGTGCAAGGACAGAAACACTGTGGATGAATTATGAAGTTGAAAACGGACAGATATCGTTAATCATGTAAACTGAACTTTAACAGATGAAACTTAACTTTGTGGAGGTGCTGCCATGATACAGACAGCAGAAGATAAAGTGAAAGAGTACCGCCAGTGCATCCGCAGAGAAATAGAACACTGGAAAGTTATCAATCAGAACGGGTGTAATGATCCGTTCTGGTCGGATGGCTGCAACATGAATCTGACACGGAATCATATCATTTATTATCAGTCAAAGATGCGCGAGGCCTGTACAGAAAATCAGTTGCCATTACCGGAGGAATATTATTTATCCCTACCGCCGAAAGTGGACAATAATTATATGGCAAATCTTAAGCAGAAACCATGGGTTGAGAGATTGCGTCAGTTAGGGAGGATCATGACTGGACGCATTTATCAGTACGACGAGAACCAGATGAGTTTATTTTAGAACCAGATAACAAAACCAAGAAGAGAGGAATGGTCATCTCATGAAAAATATAATAATGGATTTCGGTTTCTATTATGAAATAGCCAAAAAGAAAATCAAATTAAAATTATGGTCAGCCGAGTACTCAAAAGGATATTTATATTTTTTCCTGAACAATGTCGCAGATGTGACGGAAGAACAGTATAACGAGTACTCAAAGATGATCGATGAACTTTGAGAAAGAGAGGGGAAACAATGTGTAATTGCATGGATGAGGTATTGGAAAAAATGTGTGGGATGGAAAACATCGAACAGGTATTACCACCTATCGAGGTTATATCCGAAAGAGCGTACTTAGAATTTACAGTAAAAGAAAAAGGTAAGAAGAGAGAGCGGAAGCTGCCGGTATTACTGTCACGGTGCCCGTTCTGTGGCGAGCCGTATGATGAGAAAAAGAAATCTTGATGGAGGTAGATCATGAAAAGGAAACTTATAACAGCCATCATAGCTGTAGCACTCCTGATCGCCGGATGCAGTGATACAGCAAATGTTGGAAAGAGAGGAAAACAAAATGCTCAATAATAAAGTGTACACCAAGAAATGCATCATCTGTGGGAAGCTCTTTGAAACTATCTGCGTCAGAGCACTTACCTGTGGAAAGGATTGCAGAAATGAATACCGCAGAAGAAAAGATAGGGAAAAAAGAAGCGTAAAAACATGTAGAAACAGTACATTAGATAATGTTTTAGAAAAAGCAAGAGAAGCCGGCATGAGCTACGGAAAATATGTGGCAATGATGGATGGTACACCGAAGATCTGGCAGGGAGAAGAATAAAATATTGGAGGATAGTGGCTTATGAAGTTTTCAAAACTGACTAAGCCAGAGCTTGAAACAATTATTGAAAACGCCAATTTCACGGAGCAGGAAGAAGAAATATTTTATCTTCTTGCCCGTGGACTTATTTCAAAAGAAATAGCCATGAGACTATGCGTATCAACAAGAACAGTGGAAAGAAGAATTTTTGATATTAAACAGAAAGTAAAAAAGTTAGAAGGTGAGTTAAACGGGAAATCTTTCAAATAGTGAGTTGTTGAATATTGCCATCGAAAATGGTATTATCAACATAGACACCATTCAGAAAAAAATTGAAATGAACGAAAGGAAAAAATTTATTGAAAAACACACTTACAGCATTTGGCAAGGAAAAGATGAAAAGTTTTACACATATTTGCCAGATGAAGATAATAAGAGAGGAAAGAGACTTGTAAAGAGAACATCTGAAAAAGCAATTGAAGATGAAATAGTAAAGTTCTATAAAGCTAAGGAGGATGAACCTACAGTTATTCAGGTATATTCTAATTGGATTTCTGAAAAACTTGAATATGGTGAAATAACAAGACAGACAAAGGACAAGTACGAGACAAATTTTAAAAGATTTTTTGAAAATAAGTATTTGCCGATTGCAAATAGAAAAATCCGGTACATTGATGAAGAAATATTGGAATCATTCATAAAAACAGCTATTTCAAAACTGGAACTTACGCAAAAAGCTTATTCTGATATGCGGATATTGATTAACGGAATTTTCAAATATGCAAAGAAAAAACATTATACCAGCCTGAGCATAACCAGTTTTATGGGTGATTTGGAAATTTCGGAAAAGTCATTTAAAAAGAACCATAAGTCAGACTGCGAATTGGTATTTTCTAAGGATGAGGAACTTTTAATTGAACGATTTGTAATGGAAGATGAGCCTACATTGATAGAACTTGGCATTATTTTGGCATTTAAAACAGGATTGAGAGTTGGGGAAATATCTACCCTCTCATGGTCTGATGTCGGAGAAAATAAGATACATATATCAAAGACAGAAATAAGATATAGAGATGATAATGGCAAATATGTATTTGATGTTCAAAATTTTCCTAAAAGTGATGCCGGGTTTAGAGATGTTATAATTACCGCAGATACCAAAGAACTTATGAGAAAAATAAAAATGCTCAATCCATTTGGGCAATATATTTTTATGAAAAACGGTAAACGAATAAAAGGTCAGGCATTTACAAGGCGGCTATATGTGATATGTGATAGAATAGGAATTGGTGAACGTTCAATTCACAAGGCAAGAAAGACATATGCAACAAAGTTGATAGATGGAAATGTTCCAGAATCGGTAATAAAAACACAAATGGGGCATACAGATATCAGAACAACTCTCGATCATTACTATTTTAATAACAAGACAGAGAGTGAAATGCAGGAATATATTGCAAAAGCATTATCAATGTAAAAGGTAACACGAGGTAACACCTTTGGAGATAAAGAAATTCAGTATTTATGCGGGTTTGAGAGAATTGATACCGAGTTCGAATCTCCCTTCCGCTACTTTATTTTTATTTAAGAAAACCTTGTGAAGCCTTGATTTTACTGAAAGAAAGGAGTTTTTGAATGGTGTCTTTTCTAAAGGTCAAAATCAAAGGTAACACTAAAGGTAACACGAACGGATGTATGGACGCTTAATGCGTTCTTTTTTTTGTATTTTTTGACGGCAAACTGTCGGAATCGTGACGGTTTTGCCGCCTTTTTTTATGCAAAAATATAATCAAAGGGAGGGATGGTGGTGTTTTCAGATGAAGTTCTTGAAAAAATTTTTGCCAGAAAAGAGTTACAGTCCTTGGACTTGTCAACGCAGTCGTCTATCATACACGCAATAGAAGATGTTTTAGAGGAGGTCAAACAGGATGAATATGAGCGGAGCATACCAGAATCCGATTTATAATCAGCAGATGCAGCAATACGGGCAGCAGTACGCATACAATCCGTATATGAATCAGCCACGCATTGATAATACACAAAATTATATGCAGGCACCGCAGCAAATTCAGCAGCAGATCCCGGTTCAAACTTTTGGCATAAATGGAAAAGTAGTTCCGGCGGTAGAAAACATCACTGCCAATGATGTGCCAATGGATGGCAGCGTTGCATTTTTCCCAAAACAGGATATGACAGAAATATACGCTAAAAGTTGGAACGCAGATGGAACAATTCGCACAATCGTTTTTAAGCCAGTTTCGCATGATACTGTTAGCAATTTATCGCATGATACTGAAAAATTGAAATTTGACCTATCAGACGAGTGCACAGGTGCATTTATGCAGAAGTTTGATGAACTTTTTGGGAAGATTGAACAGATAGAAAACCGATTAGATAAAATTCCAAGCAGTCAAAGAAAAACTTCACAGGTAAAAAAGGAGAGTGATCCAGAATGAATCCGGCACAATTATTGTTAAATCAAATGATGAATTCTCCGCAGGTTCAAAACAATCCTATGGCAAAAAATGCCATGCAAATGTATCAAAGCGGAGATACAGGTGGACTTAAGACAATGGCAGAGAATCTCTGTAAAGAAAGAGGAATTACGGTAGATGAAGCAAAACAGAAAGTTATGAGTATGTTTAATCATTAGTACATTTTGGGGTGCGCGCAAAATAACCGGTTATCCCATTTGTAAATAGATCAGATGGAGGTAAACAAAATGTTTAATGGAAATGCAATGCCTAGTCTTGCTGATATTGCAGCAGTGACAGGAAACGGAAGAAACAATGATGGTATGTGGGGCGGCGATGGCTGGTGGGCTATCATTATCTTCGCTATGATCTTTGGCTGGGGCGGCTTTGGCGGCAATGGCTGGGGAGGAAACGGAGGTATGGGAGCGACAGCATCTGCATACACCGACTCTGCAATTCAGCGTGGTTTTGACACGCAGGCTATCATCGGAAAGTTAGATGGTATCACAAATGGTCTCTGTGATGGATTTTACGCACAGAATACCGCCGTTATGAACGGTTTCCATGGTGTAGACAATGCAATCTGCAACCTTGGCTACCAGACACAGCAGGGATTTAATACCACAAACGTGACACTTATGCAGGCGCAGAATGCTTTACAGTCCCAGTTGGCTAATTGCTGCTGCGAGACCAGGGAAGCTATCCAGGGTGTGAACTACAATATGGCGCAGAACACTTGCGCATTACAGAACACCATGAACAGCAACACCAGAGACATTATCGACAGCCAGCAGGCAGGAACAAGGGCAATCCTTGATTACCTGTGTCAGGAAAAGATTTCTTCCTTACAGGCAGAAAATAATGACTTAAGAAGAGCCGCATCACAGGATCGCCAGTCTGCATTGCTCACTACTGCAATGTCAGCGCAGACACAGCAGATCATCAACGCTGTAAATCCGGCTGCAATCCCGGCATATGTTGTTCCAAATCCTAACGCTTATGCGTATGGCTGTGGATGCAACACAGGATGTAGCTGCTAAAAGTAGCTGCTACACAAAATTGAATAATTGAGTATCTTAATTGAGTTTAACTCGATTATGTCTGCTGTGCAGTATTGCTTATAAACACAAAGGGCAGACTATAATGTTTGCCCTTATTTTTGAAAGAGAGGTAAATAATTATGGCAGAATTTACAGGAATTGCAATTCAAACTGTCGCGCAGGGAGAAGATGTAGCATTTACAGAAACTCCGGTATGCGCAACAAAATGCATTGTTCATAGACAGGGAAGTGGCATTGTTAAATTAAGAGGACTTACAAATCAGTGCCGGGCAAGATTTTTGGTATCTTATTCCGGAAACATTCAAATTCCTACAGGTGGCACAGTTGAAGCTATTTCACTGGCTATTGCAATTGACGGAGAACCGTTGCAGTCAACTCGAATGATTGTTACACCGGCGGCAGTTGAAAACTTCTTTAACGTTTCGGCGCAGGCATATGTGGACGTTCCTCGCGGTTGTTGTGTTACGGTAGCGGTACAGAATACTTCTACGCAGGCAATCGAGGTTCAGAACAGCAATTTAATTGCGGTCCGGGAAGCATAGGGGGGGCGGTTTTATGGATATTATGAGAATGCACGACATGATTGAAAAACTGTCTGAATGTGCTAAATGCGAAATTGACAAAGGAATTGAAAATATAGACCCGTGTGAAATGGGACAGGTTACAGACATGATGAAAGACCTTGCAGAAGCAATGTATTATCGTACATTGATGAAAGCAATGGAAGAATCCAGTGCAGATGAAACAATGGAAATGTTTGATCGATTCGATGACGGCAGAAGATTTTATGATAACTACCGCTATGCAAACGGCAGATTTGCCCCAAAAGGAAGAGGTACGCGCCGCGGATATGAAGAACCTCCATACTGGCACATGACACCGGAAATGTACCGGGAAATGGAACACGACCGTGATATGGATCTTTCTTCCGGCAGAATGTATTACACCGAGCCTAAAATGTCATCAGAAGGTGGAATGCGTGATCGCAGAGAGGGCAAAAGCGGAATGAGCCGCAGAAGCTACATGGAAAGCAAAGAGCTTCACAAAGGCAATACGCCAGAAGACAAGGATGCAAAGATGCATGACCTTGAAAAATATATGAAAGAGCTTTCGGAGGATATGGCGGAGCTTATATCCGACATGACCCCGGAGGAGCGCACAATGACAAAAAGCAAGCTGTCAACGCTTGTTTCCAAAATGTAATGACAGGGGCAGAAATGCCCCTGTTTGTTTGAACATTGACAACTGAATATCAGCTAGTGATTTGTGGATTTGGAAATTTTTCAAAAAGGTATTGACTTTTTGTGCGTACTATTATATATTAAATGTGCGTACAGAAAGAAGGTGCTGAGAATGTCTCCACGCACAGGCAGACCTAAAGTTGACAATCCTATGAATGAAAGACTTTATGTTCGAGTATCGAAGCAAGAAAAAGATGAAATTATGAAATTTTCATCAGAAAGTGGATATTCCATATTAGAACTTATAAGGGCGGGGATTGAAAAGCTAAAAGGTCAAAAAAAATAAGAAGTTGCCACGCTACCAACGAAAACAACTTCTTATCAACCGAGATAACTCTCTGTGAAATATTTTATCATAGAGAGTATCTCTTTTCAAGAAAAAATTGAAAGGGAGGAAAAATCTATGAGAGAAATGTATATTGAAGCAATTACCAAAAATCTGAATGTACTTAGCGAACACTTTTTAAAATGTGTGTGGATTTTTACAAGTAACCTTGCATCCGACAAGAAATGCGGTGCGAGATGAAAGAACAGCTGATAACGGAAATCCAGAGCATACAGGACGAAAAATTTTTGCAGTTTATTTTGAGCACGATACTTTCATTTAAGAAGAAATGGGGTATTTGTTGATGAACAATATTCATATGAAACAATTAGAACAGACGTTAACCAGTATGGAAGTTGCGGGAATGGTAGGGAAAAGGCATTGTGATTTGATGCGTGACATCAACCGTTATTGTAAGCAAATCAACGAAGCCAATAATGGATTGGTTAGCGAACGCAAAATTGCGTTGGCTGATTTCTTCAGAGAAAGCACCTATAAGGACGAGCAAGGAAAAGAACGCCCATGCTATGACATTACCAAGAAAGGATGCGAATTTATCGCGCACAAGCTGACCGGAGTTAAGGGAACGGCTTTCACGGCTCAATACATCAATCGCTTCCACGACATGGAACAGGCTCTGAAAAATACGCAGGCTGAAATTCCGGAGAAAGACCCGTTTGCACGCTGGAGCATCGTAAAAAAGATAGAAAGTGGTAAATGGTTTAATAAAAATAACTGGAAACTCAAAATTATCTGTGACCGGTTCGGATGGACGAGAAAATTTTTATATCACAAAATTCTTGTGGAATTGTCTGATTTACATAACTTAGAACTTGTGGAAAAGTTCTATACAGTCACATATGGGCATAAACCGGAGTACAAGATGGACTTGCTAGACTACAGCAAAGAACTTGCTGGAACAGCAACAAGGTACATTAATTATTTGTTGATTGAAGAGCAAGAAGAATAACTTTAAATTTAGAAATCACTGGCTGATATTTGGCTGGTGGTTTCTTTTTTTGGAGGTAAATATGTTTGTGATAAATGGTATTGAATGGAAAATAGAATTTGTCCGTGGCGCAAGCAGTAAACTGATGCGCTCTGATGGCTCTACCAGCCTTGCTGTGACTGATTGGAATGATAGGATAATATATGTTTCGGATAAACCAGAAAATGGCTATTTGCGCAAAATACTGGCTCATGAACTTTGTCATTGTTTTTGCTTTTCCTATAACATTCATATGCCTATTGAGCAGGAAGAGTATCTTGCGGACTGGATCAGCCTGTACGGTACTGATTTGATCTATCTTTTGGATGATCTGATGTCAAACATTGATTGGAGGGCAGCATAGTGGACAAAATAGATGAATTGCTGCGGTATATTCACAGAACAAACCCGGAAATGACAAGGGAAAAGCTGATAAATGAACTAAGCAGAAGTGATTACGCCGCACGTTCTTTGCTTTTCACAAAAGAAGTTGTTTGTCAAGAAGAAAAATAGTAAAATGTTTTTGGGGTGATAGTATTGTACAATGGATGTCATACATCTTTTGATGTTATGAAAGAATATATGATCTATGGAGCGGAGCTTGATGAAAAATATCAGATCCCGATTGTCCCGGCATGCAGCTTGGATTATTTGCCGGAGGACTCCATAGATTTTGGAGAGAGCTTTTCACAAAAGATAAAAGGGCATAGAAAATTAAATGTGAATTTCTATATTGACGATTCAAAGTTTCAAAGACTGTGGAATAACCCGGATAAATACCTAGAGCACTTGAAGTGTTTCCACTCGGTCTGTATGCCGGATTTCAGTATTGCTACAGGCGATTGTGGTATGCCGTTTGCTTTGAATCTGTATAATGTGTACCGGAATCATGCGCTTGCACATTACATGCTGCTGAACGGGATCCGCGTTATACCGTCCGTAGGCATCCCGGACAAAGATAATTATGATCTTTGTTTTGCCGGGTACAGTAAGGGTGGTGTGATCGCTGTATGCACAAATGGAAGAGTGCGGGCAAAGGCGGCACGGATAGAGTTTTGCGAGGGATTCAAAGTTATGATCGACATGTTGCAGCCACATACAGTGTTGATCGTCGGGAAGATACCGGATGAATTAAACACCGATGTAAAGATTGTAAATTATAAATCACGCAACCAGAAGGTCAATGAGAGGTTTTCAAATGGGAACAAGAACAACAAAATCACAGAAAAAACAGAAACAGACTGAGAGTCAGAGGAAGAGAAGAGAACGAATTAGTCAAATTTCACAAGTTGCGAAATGACGCATAATAATTTACTGTGCATATTGTCTTTTCACAGTTGGAATCTCATTTTTCAACTTTTGAATTTTTTTCTTCTTGGAAAACGGCTCGATTTTGAGATCAGAAATCAGAATTTTCATACCCCGGCGGGATGCCGGTGATGTCTCCAGACGCGCCCCGGATGCTTCCTGGTGGTTTCCCGGATGCATCATGGCTGTGCACCTGGGGGAGCGCCAACGCGGCAAGATAAACACAGTGTTTACAGGCTTGCAACGTCGCAAAAGCGATTTACAGGCGGTTTTATACTGTGAGTATAAAAAGCACTGCATAGCCTTGCACAAGCCTTAAAATGGCTTATACGCGTTTGTTTAAACGTCATTATATGACCGGGCGTGTATCTTGTCAAGCTGGAATATATCCGGGCACTGGAAAAAGCCGGGGGTGCCCGGCTTAAAATTCCTCTATTTCTGCGGCGTTTTGTTCCCAGTCTGGAAGAGTTTTAAAAACTTCCCATGCATCGTTAAACGTTTTAAAGTCCGTTCCTTTGCCGTCATTTCTGAAAAATCCATCTTCAACGCTATAAACGCTTCCCATGCATGTGATTTGAAAAACTGTCTGTGCTCCGTTCTGATAAGTCATTTGTAAATCCTCCTAAAAAAATAAAATTCCCTTACGGGTAAAGGCAAGCCGGGGAGTCGAACCCCGGTAAACGCCGCCGCTTGCCTATGCGTTTGCTTCCGCTCTTAAAATCTCTATAGCTTCGTCTGTTGTGTGTTCTCTGTACCACTTCCATGGCTTGCTATATGCCTTCGCCAGCGCAAAATCTTCTTGAGTTTCTAAAAAATAATTCCTAACTTTCAAAAATGCTTTCTCAGCTTCTTCTAATTTATTCATACAATCAACCATCCTTTCATTTATGCCCTGTCTCATCAGTGCAGGTGGGGCAGTTCCTGCAGACCGCCACGCGGGCGGTTTCGACTTAATTTTTCATTGCGCAACCTGTCCAAGTTTTACAAGTTGTACCGTTACAACTTATACCGCATTTTTTACAGCTATAACACATCGTGTTTA